GAGTTTGATTCAGCTACTTTGGCTACGTCCTTTCCTTGAGCCGTATCTACTGAAGATTTTGTAGCTGTACTTGCCGCACTTTTATCTTTTGCAGGTATTTCATTATTGCGTGAAGTAACATCCTGTGCGTTTGTATATGACGGTTGCACTTCCTGTTCTGGAGGATTGCCTAATCCGTTTATATCAAATCCGTTCAAAGCAAAGTGTAGTAATATATTCTTTGGGTTCTCTGTAAACCCCGGGTTTTCTAATTCAAGTTTATTCAATTCCTTTCGTATAGCACCGGGCATCCAGCTCTGCACCATAGGTGGAAGATCTGGAACTCCAATCATACCCTGAAGCATAGACATGACCTCGCTATGTCCTATGTTATCCAGTGCGGCAGATAAGTCACCGTCCATATTTTGTTCAAATAATTGCCTTTGGTTAAGCTGATCTTGGACAGACATATTGCCATAACCTTCAATCGACTTAGGCAGTCCACCGCCCGCTACCATCTTACCTATAGCGTTCTGCCAGTCTTTACCCTTCCATTTAGTAGGAAGCATCTGTTGTTGAAAATCAAGTTGTGCTCCGGGTACAGGTTGTGAAAGTCCGGTTACAAACTCTCTGAATGTAGGAGTCTCTGTACCAAGACCTGCCTGTCCACCTACACCTCCGGGAAGTTGAGAAAGAAAAAATCGTGCAGACAATGGGTCGAATCTCTGCATTGCAATACTTTGTGCCGTACCGCCCATCAGAGAATACCTTGGGTCTGAACCTATTAGTCTTTGAAATGTTCTTTCTCGCTGATCTCTATCAACAGACCTCTTTGCCTCTATGTCCCGTGCAGAAAGTGGGGCCCCCCCAGAACGTGTCCCGAGTGTTTCCCCCGGCATTATTGGCCCTTGTATAGGAGCTCCAGGTGCTGGAGTTGCAGGTACATTTGGACTTGCAAGTTGTATCTGTGATGGGTTTTGAACCGTAAACATTGGTGTGCCGCCAACCTCATCGGAATACACCATATTAGTATCAGGGTCAAACCACTGTCCACCTATTGTCAGTTGTCTTGCCATTACGTACCTCCTGTAGTTTCTAATTTATATCCTTGCTTCTTAAGTCGTTCTTCCTCATCATGAATGGTTTTACTTTTACCTGTAGACCAATTCCAACTTCTATCCTGCCACTCCTTAAAAAGTTTCCTTCCTATATTTTGGCTTGCTGTTCCTGCCAAATCTCTTGTCATAGGATTCAGAGTTTGTTCTTTCTCTGCACCCATATTCTGCATTATAAAGTTATCTAGTTCTTTTATCAATGCTGGTTGTCTATATGCTCTTACTGTGGGGTCTATACCTGCAAGTTCCTTATTTAGTATCCAGTTCTTTACTGTATCTTCATTATGTATAAGAGCGTTACTAAGTTTTAAATAATCCCGTGTCTGCTCTGTAGTCCATCCACCTTCTATACTTTTTTCTGATGCCTGTTGTATCTTTTCGTCAGGAGTAGTCCACGTATTTAAATTAGCAGTTCCCGTTATATTTTGCATAGCGACTCCCCACTGCTCATTACTCCACGGCTTTACCGTTCCCTTCATATAGTCCTCTATATAATTTATATATGGATTCTTATAGGAACCCAATTCCTTTTCAAGGTCATACTGATATCTCAGTCTATTCTCTCTGTTTTTAAATATTCCTTTTGCAGTATTACCCATAAGATTATATGCAGGATTATTAGCATAGAAATAATCAGCCTGTTTTACTTTACCTTCATTATAGCTAGATGCATTTTCTTTAAAGTCATCGACTAATGTATCTGATAAATCTACATCATGATGCCATTCGGTTGATGAAAACAAATCATTTGGATTGTAATATCCACCGGGTGCGGGAGCCTGTGGTTGTTCTCCAACTCCTGGAACCTGCTTTGGTTTTTTCTGTAGCGAAAGGCTTGTGAAATAATCATCAAGCATTTCTTCTATCTCTACATCATACTCGCCACTTATACTTACCTTGCTGGCATAAGTTTTATATGTAGGGTCACTTATAGATTCTCTTGCAAGTTGCTTTGCATCTTCTATATATAAATGACTTTCTTCAAACTTCTCTTTTGCCGCATTAAAATCAACATCGGGATATTTCTCCCACATCTCTACAGGCAATATAGAATCCACGTCTATATAGTACGGGCTATCTTTACCTTCTTTTTTGAATTTACTTCTTACATGATCTCTGACTTTTTGATTCAGAGGGTCTTTACCTATAGAAGAAAGCATTGCTCTTGCGAACTGTATTCTAAGCTCGTCACTTATAAGGCTTGTTCCTCTTCCTGAAGGAGCTTGAGTAAGGGAAAATCCTATTTTTGGAACCCCACTTATATCCCTATACATCTGATATATCTCATCAATCATATCCATCCACTCTTTATCAGTGACCCCTATTTCGTTAGGGCCGGCATCGAGCATAAGCATGTTTATCAGCTCCATGATTTGCTGGTCGGCAGTACTCGGAGTTGTCATTTTATCCTCCCGGGCCTACTAACCCCATACGTGCAAGTCTCTCTTCTTCAGATTGTGCCCCCGGTCTTGGTGTGCCGGGTGGAACCATCGGCCCCATAGGTGGAGTAGGTGCAGGCGGTGGAACTCCCATAGCTGCATTAGGCATTACCTGTGGCGGTAATCCCGGCCCACCCTGCGGAGCCATCATCATCTCTGGTGGTGGTGCTCCCGGAGGCATACCCGGAGGCCCCTGTGGCTGTGGTGGAGGCTGTGGTTGCATCATCTGCTGCATCTGTTGCTGTTGTTGTTGCATCTGCATTTGTTTATCATTGACTATCTTCATGAGCTCACCGAAATAGAATCTGGCAAGGTCAGGTCTGCCCCGTTCTTCCAGACTCTTGAGTATAGTCCATAGCTGTGCTTCTGGCAGAGCTCTTTCAGCGGCTTGTTCTCTAAGCATATCTTCTATCTGGTCTGTATCCTGCATACCGAGTATCATATCTCTTATAAAGATATCAGGTAGGAGAGGTGTTTCGCCTTCTCTGGCTATCTGAGCCTGACTGAACTTAGACATATCATCCTGTGGTAACTGAGATATTATTTTTACTTCAGGGTCACCGCCTTTCTTGACTATCTCTGGAGTAATCTCTGCTGAGAAATACATTCTATCCCCATCCTGTCCACTTACCTCTACTGCTTCAAAACTACCTGAAGCATATTGGTGTGAAAGCATATGGAATATACTTCTGTAAGCTCTTTCAAGAGATTGTAATCTGGGTTGTATTATAGATTCGACACCTTGCTTAAGGGTATTGATTGCATATCCTGATAATTGAAAATCAACCTGTCCGTATACCGAATAGGGTAGGGCTCCTCTTTGAATCTCTCCACTTACCATACTCATAAACGCTCCAGACTCTTTTGCCATGTCCATCATGCCTAGAGGTTCTACATCTTCTCCCGTAGCGAGTGCTATTTCAGTCCCTTCCTTGTATGGATCTTCTTCAAGTGTCTTACTTCCGTCTTTAGACTTTACCTTAAGTCCCTGCTTTCTACTTCTTGCTGTAAGTTCGAGCATAGTAGACAACATAAAGTTGTTATCTTCGTAGTTACTTCTATTTGCTTTGAATATACTTTCACCAACGTCTGCTATGGATTCAGAACCTATAACATCCGACTGTATAAGTGGTGTAGAGCCCACCATGCCTATGAATACAGGCACTCCATCGTATCCATGCTTGGTTCTTTTCTTTAGAATCTTATCTTCCATGACTACGTAGTTATCTTCTCTGTCATAGAAGTCATATACATCTACTCCGGTATCTACTCCGTGCATAGTGTTATCTATTTTGATACCGTACTGTTCTTTTATTTCGGTAGAAGTCTTTTTAATCTTATAGCAGGCCCATGTCAGTCCTGTTGAGGATTCACCCCAGTAGGTATTGATAGGATCCCACGGAGTTATATCTATAGTAGTCTTTTCATCTTCGTCTTTTATTAAAAGTACTCTACCTGCATACCATCCACGCAGTACTATGTACCATGCTAGCTGGTCACGTAGCCTTGGAACCATTCTCATACACAATGTATCGTCTGCACTACGCAAGGCACCTATAAGGAACCGTTCTTTATCATTATTTATCTGTCTCTGCTCACGGTCGTTACCGTTTGCGGGTATTCTTACTATCATTTCTGACGTAGTAAGGAAACTTATTATCTTATCTGCGTATACCTGTGGTTCGTTACTGGTGTAGGACTGATAACCGTCACCTGCATCGTAGGGTTCCAGTCTATACAGTCTATGGTCATCGTCCATCCTGTCTCTCATAGGGTAGGTAGCATCATGGTGGTCATCTACCATATTTATTATCTCTGTTGGTTTTCTTTTAGCCATTACTTCCACCTTTTGACTTTGATTTTGTCCCTGCCCTCAATATAACCGTAGCCATATCTGTCAACAAGTCCATAAACCAATGCTTTTATACCGTGATTATGTTTATCTTCCGGAGTTTCCCCAACTATATTACCTTCTCTGTCCGTCTTCCACCTATAAGTTCTGGTTTGTCCATCAAATGGTGACGGAGCTGCACCAAATTCACTTAAAAGTCCCAAACATCTGTTATTTATTAAGATATTCGGCTCTCTTGACAGGGGATCCGGCTTTAAAAATGATTTTAAACGCTCGGTTCCGTCATTTATTTTAACTTTTTCTGAAGAAAGGTACAATCCTGTTTCCTTCATCCATATCTCTGCGGG